TGCGAAGATTTAAGACCAGAAAATCTAAAATTACATTTAGTTAAAATGAAAAAAGTTATTCAAGAAAGAGAAGTTATTTTAGAAAAACACGCTGGCAAAAATACTTGGCATCAAGATATTGTACCAGATTTTACTCATTACTTTTGGAAAACAAAAGGAGAGCATTTAGATATTGCAAAAAAACTATGGGGGTTAGCATGAAAGAAATTAAAGCAGATCCATTAGTTATGAATTTACAGCCATGGCTGCTGAACCGACATTTAGCGAAACCAAAAAAAAACTATTTGAAACATCGATTGCTCCTTGTGGGAATAGTTTTAGCTCTCTCTTTAGGTGTTATAGGTTTCGTTAAATATAGCCAGAGTGTCGATGTAGCGATGCACGACAAAGGTTTTAATACAGCAGTATTCTTTTACCTTCATTCAAACTCTGGCTATGCGAAAGAGAATATAAATGGGTAAAGTCATCAATTTAATTTCACTTGAAAGTTATCTTAAAAGATTAAAAACCAATGGTGGTATGTGGGAGTTTAAGCCTGGCAAATGGATTATAAAACATTTGGAAGTAGAAGGATTGGCCCAGCATTATAATATAGAAACAAATATAGAATTAGTACATTGTGATTTAGCAAAAGATGTAGCAGTTGTAAAAGCTGTTGCGTTACATAATACTAAAAAATTTACAACACTCGGAGAAGCCTCTCCTAAAAATAACCAGTTTGATTATCCAATAGCAATTGCAGAAAAACGAGCTGTGGATCGTGCAATCTTAAAAGCATTAGGTATTCACGGCAACGTGTATTCGTCTGAAGAAATGCCAAACGAGAAACCAAACAACAATGAGAACACAGGTATTAAATTAGATCACGCAGATATTATTGAACAAAGAATTAAGACGTGTACGCACCAAGCAAATTTAGAGCAGTTAAAAAGTCAAAATAAAAAATTTTTAACAGAGCTTAAAACACAAAATTTACCTAGGTTTGAAAAATTAAAAAAAGCCTTTGTAGATAGAAACCAGCAATTTACGAAAGGATAAATATATATGGCTGATTTTAAAAAACCACAAGATCCAAACTGGGTGGCTACATTTAGTTTGAAAAGAAACGGAGATAAAAATCCGCAAGATCCATCTACTAAAAATAGACCAGATCTTATCTTAACAGATAGTGAGAAAGTTAATCAAAAAACGGGTAAGCCGTATAGAAAAAACTTTACTATTGACGGAGTATGGATGGAAGCCTCTGCTTATATCCAGGAAGATAAATCTTTAAAGATTACCATCAAGAAAACGGGTACTGGAAATGGCGCACCAGCGCAACCAGCAGCTCCAGCTCTTGAAGAAGCTCCCTGGTAATACCAAATGGATCAATATGGTTTAACTGCAAAGCAACTTAAACTTTTTAAGTTTATTAAAAACTATATTGTAAAAAATAACATATCGCCATCTTATGAAGAAATGAAGATGGCGGTAGGTTTAAAATCAAAAAATTCAATTAACAAAAGAGTAAGCCAGTTAGAAGATAGAAAATGGATAAAAAGATTACCAGGAAAAGCAAGAAGCATTCAAATAATAAAGCAATGACGCATCCAGATATTTTTAAAGAATTTAATTATGAATGTTTGAACGAGCAGATCCAGGGAGATCATTATAAAAAAATGAAAGTGGAACCAGCTTATTTTATAAGTGAAAATAAACTATTGTTTGCTGAAGGAAATGTTGTAAAATATGTGTGCCGACATCAAAATAAAAATAAAGCAGACGACATCAAAAAGGCAATCCATTATTTAAAAATAATTTTAGAACGAGATTATCCAAATGACTAAAAAAATTGAAAAATTCTGGAATGGAAGTGCTAACTTTACAGTTAAAGAAATCTTCCCTTCCGTTTCGGCAGCTCATAAACAAACTATACCTAGCGATGCTGCTGTTTATGAAGTTGATAGTAAAACTGTCAGCTTTGAGTTCGTTAGGATAAAAGAGGTAAACAATGGCGATAACCCATTACTCTCATCTGGAACAAAAGATCCAGGAAAAAGAAAAAGAGAGGAAGTCTCTAAACGCAAAGATAACGAGACTTAAAACTAAAAATGGAGGCAAATATCCTCCAGGTATTGCAGCGTTGTCAAAGACAGCTCACGCAAAATTAATTGACGTGATCCAACTGCAAGACGAACAAAGTAAGATACAAGCGTAATTATCTTACTTTAGAACTATTATAAACTAATTAACTTTAGTAATACCCTTCCTACGCCTAAATAAAGTTACCTTTATGGCAAAATAATATCTTGACTATTACCAAATTGGTAATTATATATTTTATATGGTTAAAAACTTTCAGAAAAAAAAGTTCGCTACCTACTCTGCATTAGAGAAATACTTTACACAAAAAATCCTTCCACAAAAAAACAAGTCATCCAAAGTTATTGGTAAGACTTTATTTGTCTGGGATAAAAAACCAAAGGAGCAATCAATGGGTAAAACATACCAAGTAATCAGTATGACTGATTTAGAAAAAGTTAATAAAAAATCTATCTCGATGGGTAGAAATCAAAACATCCCAGTTCAAACAATCAAAGATCTTAAAGCTGATGGCAAAGTTGTTGCTGTTGTCTCTTTTTCTTTTCCTCACAATGAAGTTGAGCAAAGATTATGTTTGTATGCTGGAGACAAGTACGGAACTTTATTGTGTGATGTTAGTTTTGATGAGCATAAAAAATTTGTTAAACCTTTAACATTGGAGGCTGCTTGATAGTTACATTTCAAAAAAATCTTAATACTGGTTACAGCAATCACAAAAAAGATTGCGAATACAAAGTACCAAAGATTTCTAACAATACCGATAAGGGTAAATGGTTAAATTGTTTTGTTGGTAAATTTTTTACTGGATCTCATAACTATAACTTTGTTGGTAAGATCCATTTAAAATTAAAAACTACAACTTACAAAATGAATAATGATTTGTCTGTTATGGTTGCTTGGTTTAAGAATTTAAAAAAATTAAAGCAACATCATTTTGTTGGAGAAGTTTTTAATTCTCAATTAGTTTATCAACCAACCCAGGAGGCTGCTTAATGGCAAAAAAACCAATCCAAGTTGTTTACAATAATAAACCAGATCCAGTAGTTAAAATTACAGAGTATGAATATACTGGCGATGGCTTAAAAAAAACTAAAGAGACTACTTATGATAAACCAGAAGAAGGTAAAACTTATACTCTTACTGGTTTAGGTAAATGTATTGCTAATGGAAACACATGGAAGGAAAGCGAGGTTAAATAATATGAAAGTTCAAGTTGTTACTGTTGATAGAGCTGGCGGTAAAAAACTATGCGTTCAAGTTGTTTACCAGGTAAACGGCAAAACTAAAAAACAAAACAAAGAAACTTTTGGTTTGAATGAAAAAAGAAAAGCTGAAGCGTTAAGATCTAAACTAGAAAATTCAGATAAGATAGATGTCATCGATCAAAAAATAGAATTTAATTTTGCTTTTGATGAATACTTTAAAGTCATTAATAGCGATCCAGATACAACATCTAAATATAAAGATATGCAAATTGCATACATTAACAATCACGTTAGACCCCATATCAATAAACAATATCTAGCAGATTATTTATTATCAGATTTTAGAGAAGTAACTTTACTTGGTATTAAAAATAGTAAAGCTCTACAATGGGTTAAAAAAGGTGGGTTCGGTAGCTATAAGAAAAAAACTGAAACCATTGGTAGAGTAACTATTAGAGCTGCGGTATTAGAATTTAAAAAATTCGTAAATTTTTGTGCCAGCAGACAATGGAAAATAGACTATTCTATTGCTAATTTTAAATTCGGGCCAAAATATTTTAAAGATTACAATACTCAAATCAAGTGGATGCCTACTACTCCAGAGCTGTTAGCTGTTGTAAATAAGGAACCAGATATACAGTTAAAAACTTTGTACAAATGTGCTGCTGAAACTGGAGCCAGATTAAGTGAGCTGCTTGGGATCTGTTATGAGAATGTAGATTTTAATGCTGGTGGTGTGTTTTTAGATCACTCAATTAATGAAGAAAA